TTTATTGGGTGCATCTGTAAGGGTGCATCTAAATAAACCATCTAACCTTGAAAGGGTAATAAAATGCAAATAACTAAACACAATGTTGAAGCAATCACGTACACAACGAAAGTTTTCGATGGTTTTTCTCATGTAACTTTAAACATAACTGACAAAGATGGGGTTGAGATGGAAGTAAAACTATTTGCGGATGATCTGAAAAAACTGACCTTTATAAATCAAGGTATAGAGTGTTTAAAAGCCACTCAATCTGGTCCTATGCATTCGGTTAATATTTAATAGGGTTGACTTATCGGGTACACTCATGTCAGGGTGTACCTAGATAAATTAACTGACCTTTGAAAGGATAATACAATGATGGAAAGAAAGACAAAATTATTAGTATCAGCTGATATAGAAATAATGTTTGCATCAGGCGAGGTGCACTCATGTAGACTGTCAGACATACCTTGCACATGGGAGTGGGACGAAATGTCGAGAACAGCCTGTGAGTATTGGGCAGCATTTGAATACATAAGCAACACATGGCACAATTACGATTGGTTCACAATTAAATCATGGACTGGATCACCAGTAAAAAAGGAAGGATAAGGCAATGGAATATAACGAACATGGCGCAGGATGCGGGCTTCAACGTAAATGGGATATTGACGATGTTATATCTGAATATGACCAGAACTGGGATATTACCTTACAGGAATTAGCTAGATGCTCTGGCTGGACTGTTAAAGAATTAAAAAAGTTATTAATGGGAGGATAATACAATGATGGATAAGGAAACATTACAGGCAAGGCTTGAAGGTTTGCAGAAGGATAACAAACGACTGTTGGACAGGTATGGAGATGGTGTGAGGCCCTCGTGGGTCTCCACTGATATAGCTATCAACTCCCAAAGGATTAAGGATACACTGGAAGAAATCAGACAGCTAGACAGTGAGTGGTCTGGTGGCTATGGCAAGGGGCCGATCTGATATGTTGCTAAGGTATTTTATTAGGGTAGGTATAGCCTTATCGGTCCTAGTTAATGTAATACTAGGCGGTGAAAGCAACCAGACATTTAGTGCTAGGAATTGGCAGTGGAGTAAGGATGGTAGACTAAATGCGGTCTGGCTTATTGACAAGGTGCTAGGTGTTGGACACTGTGTGCAGTGTTGGGTTTATTGGAAAGTAAGGGAAGGAAAATGGTGATGAGTGTTAGAAGTTGGTACGAAACTTTCGTTGTAGAGGTAGGCACCAAAGAAATATTTGTGGATGCCTACGGCTCAGATAACAGAGAGCCTGAGTTCAAAGTTGAGGCTGGGACAGACTGGGAAGGTTTCCCTGTGCCTATATCAGATCAGGAACAGGCGGCAGCTATCGGATGGGTAAGGAAAAACTATGGCATATGAATGGCAGTATATAGACGACGTTATCAGAGCCACGGAGAGAGCCTTAGACGATGCTATCTGGGATGACTTGGACCCTACCCACCTAGAGATAAAACTTAATAGCCTGAGGGCAGCTAAGAGTGTGGGGGAACAGTATGTCACAAGCTGGTGATGTAGTATGGACTATCATTATAATAGCAGTACTAATAAGGACTGATCTATTGCTTGTAGGTTTTTATCACATACTTAAAACTTTACGGTTGACAGATTAGAAGGTGGCTGTATACTACAGCTTGTCTGTCCCCAGTGGTATATCTACTATTAGTATATAACTAGAAGGATAAAACAATATGACACCACTTACATGCATGGCACTAGCCCTATACTTTGAGGCTAGAAGTGAACCAGTAGATGCACAGATTGCAGTAGCTGAGGTAATATTAAATAGAGTAGAGGATACAAGGTTCCCTGATGATGTGTGTTCTGTAGTCTACCAACCTAAACAATTCAGTTGGACACATGACGGTAAGTCAGACACACCAAAGGACCGAGAGGCTTGGCATAAGATTAAAGACCTAGCATCTGATGTGTTGGCTGATCCTGACATTATGGTTCTAGGACATGGTGCAGACCACTACCATGCTGACTATGTAGACCCATATTGGGCTGACACCTTGACACCTGTAGGTAGATATGGAACACATGTGTTCTACAGATGGGAAAAATAATATGATGGAAAACGATAACGAGTACGAGATACCACACCAACCCTGTCCCTTCGATGACTGTGGTAGTAGTGATGCCTTCTCGTACAACACACAGAAGATGACAGGCTTTTGTTTTGCCTGTGATAGAGGCTACCCACGCAGTGGGATGGAATTAACCGAGTGGGCCAGAGATACATACCCACTACAAGAGAGAGAAGGACAAGCTATGAGTGTAGCACCCACAACTGAGTTACTAACAGCTGAGACAAGACCCTATCGGGGTATCCGTGAGGACACCATGAATTTCTTTGGGGTGCAGACACTGGTAGGTCAGGACGGAGAGGCTAAGAAGCAAGCATACATCTACCCATCCGGTGGACGTAAGATCAGGTCAATGCCTAAAGCATTCCACACTGAGGCAGGGTTTAGGGGTGATGAGTTGTTTGGCATGGACAAGTTCAATGCTGGATCATCAAGGGTTGTTGTAGTCACTGAAGGTGAGGTGGACACACTGTCATCCTTTCAAATGTTAGAGAAGAAGTACCCTGTAGTATCCCTACCTTCAGCCTCACCTAGTAAAAAGTTGTGGCAGGGTGATGCCAAGACATGGCTCGACAGTTTCGAAAAGATTATTTTATCTGTTGATACTGACGATGCAGGTAATGGTGTAGCAGATAAGATAGCTAACCTGTTTCCTAACAAAGTGTACCGCATACCACATGACAAGTACAAGGATGCTAATGAGTTCTTACAGGCAGGGGCAGGTCAGGCATACCGATCAGCATTCTACAATGCCAAGAAGTATACACCACAGAACGTATGGAATACACCTGAGCAGTTCTTGGGTATCCTCCATGAAGAGGACGATGCAACTTACCTACCCACAGGCATCTCAGCCTTTGATGAGGTAGCCTTGGGTCTTATGCAAGGACACCTGACTGTGTTCCAAGCACCTGAGGGTATCGGTAAGACTGAGTTCATGCGGTACTTGGAGTACCACTTCCTGTCTAAACACACAGATGTACCGATAGCTATATGCCACCTTGAAGAGACAAAGAAACGTGGTCTGTTGGGCCTAGTGTCTTACAAGTTATCAAAGGACTTGACACGTAAAGACTTGATAGACGAGGCTGAGATGGCTGAAGAGGTTGACCAAGCCTTGATTGAATTGACTGAGAAGGAGAACCTCTACCAGTTTACTATCGGTGTAGACGAAGACCCAATGGAGATACTCAACCGCATCCGTTACTTCAGTCAGGCATGTGGTGTGAAGTATGTATTCTTTGAACCTATCCAAGACTTGGCTTACTCAAGACAGACAGATGAGAGTATTGAGAAGTGGCTGTCTGCCCTGTCAGTGCAGCTGTCTCGCATGTCAGCTGAGTTGAATGTAGGTATCGTTACCATTGCCCACGAGAATGATGACGGACAAATCAGGGACTGTCGGACCATTGGTAAGAGGGCTAGTGTTGTAGTCAAACTTGAACGTGACAAGATGTCTGAGGATGATGAGGATCGTAACACTACAAAGCTACTGGTCACCAAGAACAGACCAGCTGGTACAACAGGACATGCAGGGTCACTATCATTTGATTCAGATAGCTTCACCCTCAAAGAGAAGTTCGATAGGTTCGCATGATGAAGATAACAGCAATGGACATAGAGACTGACAGCCTATCTGCTACCCACATCTGGGTTGTTGTAGCCAAGGATGTTAACACAAAGGTAGTTGAGGTGTTCAAGCACCTCGACAGTGACCCAGATGAGGCTACACGGTTCAAGGACTACTGCTCTGGATATGATAAGTTTGTATTCCATAACGGCATTGGCTTCGATGTGCCTGTCCTCAACCGTATACTTGGACACACCATCAAGCCTCAGGATGTAGTCGATACCCTTGTGGTCTCCCGTATGTTAGACTATAACATCCAAGGTGGTCACTCCCTTGATGCATGGGGTAAACGTCTTGGACTGTACAAGGGTAACTTCAAAGACTTCGAAGGTGGACTGACACAGGAGATGATTGACTACTGCGTCAATGACGTAGAGGTTACAGTTAGACTGTTCAACAAGTTCAAGTCAGTTATCTTTGATAAGTCATGGGCTAGATCGTTACGTCTTGAACATGACATACAGATCACATGTGAAGACATGAAGACTAATGGTTTTAAGTTTGATGAAGACAAGGCTGAAGAGTTCTTAGGTGAGATACTCACACGCATGGATCAACTAGAAATACAGTTCCAACATGACTTCCCACCAGTACTTACCGAGGTCAACCGTATTAAGTATAGACTGAAGGCTGATGGTTCACTGTATAAGAATGTGACTGATGCACTGGAGAAGTACGAGAAGACTAAGAAGGATGGTGAAGAACTACTGTGCTACAGTTATGTACCATTCAAACCATCATCAACCAAGCACCGCATTGAAAGACTATGGGAAGCTGGCTGGTCACCTGTTGATAAGACCAAGGGACACATAGCCTTTGAACGTGATGGAGAGAATGATCCTGAGAGAGAACAGAAGTTTAAGTTCTACGGATGGATGTGCAATGAGACTAACCTCAACACTTTACCTAGTGATGCACCATCAGGGGCTAAGGCGTTAGCTGAGTGGCTTACACTTGAGGGCCGCAGGTCTAGCCTGATGGAGTGGCTAGGTTGTGTAGCAGAGGACGGACGTATCCACGGTAGGTTCACACACATTGGTGCATGGACAGGAAGGTTATCACACTCAGCCCCTAACCAAGCTAATATCCCAGCACAGTTCCACGGCACACCCAAGACTGATGTAGAGAAGGTGAAGGCTAAGTACGATGGTCCATTACGTGGTCTGTGGATGGTTGAGGAAGGTAACTACCTAGTGGGTACAGATGCTGAGGGTATCCAACTAAGAATATTGGCTGACCTGATGGAGAGCCAAGAGTATATAGATGCTATCATTACAGGTAAGAAGGAGAATGAAACAGACATACACAATCTTAATCGCAAAGCTCTTGGTCTATCCCACATCACAAGGGACATGGCAAAGACATTCATCTATGCCTTCCTGCTAGGTGCAGGTACAGGCAAAATCAGCCAGATACTAAAGACAGATATGAGACAGGCTAACGCAGCCGTCAACAACTTCATGGAAAGTATCTCAGGCTTGAAGAAACTAAAGAAGTCTGTAGTCCCTGCCATTGCAGAACGAGGATACTTCCGTGGTTATGACGGACGGAAGGTCAAGGTTCCTAATGAACACAAGACACTGGCAGGTATGCTACAGAACGGTGAGTCTACCATAATGAAACATGCCACACGTAAATGGATAGGTATGGCAAACAAAGAAAGGATTAACTTTAAGTTAGTAACTTGGCCCCATGATGAGTGGCAGACAGAAGTGTTTGGCTCCAAGGATCAGGCTGAGAGACTAGGTGCAATACAACGCAAGTCAATTGAGAGTGTCGGGCTTGAGTTAGGTATCATGTGTCCTCTAGCTGGATCAACAGATATAGGACGAAGTTGGCTTGACACTCACTGACTTTTATTGTACAAGATTAACACCCACAAACAGACAGCATAGGAGAATAGCATGTCTAAAAGTAAATACGTCGAAGCAACTGGTGAAGTATATTATCCCCGTGTGTTCCCTCAGAACATGGATAATGAACTGGAACGTCATAAGGTTACAGAGGGTGAGTACAACTGTGTATTCATTCCAAATGATAAGGATGAATTAGGTAAGCTCATGGCGGCTGGCTTTCCAGAAGTATCGAACAACCATAAGATGGTAAAAGAATTTGACTTTGCTGGTGGACGTACAGGTATGAAACTTAAACGTCATCACAAACACAAATCAGGCATCGAAGCATTTGGTGGACCACCTAAGGTTCTTAACTGGACTGAAGGACGAGGAGCAAAACCTTGGGACTTCGATGTTGATGGTGCTCTAGGTAATGGTACTAAGGTTACAGTCAAGGTCTCTATCTACTCAGGCGGCTCCTATGATCCGTCTGTACGTCTTGAAGGGGTAGCCGTGGTTGATCATGTACCTTATGAACAAGCAGAGAAAGATATGGTCTGGTAACTAACAAACAAAGGGCATCCCATAATGGGGTGTCCACCCACAGAAGGAAAAGAAAAGATGATCTTCTTACTAATCTGGTTCATAGTTATCCCAGAACAGGGTGTTCGTTACCACCACCTCAGCACACATGCCAACGAGACTTTGTGTAGAGCACAGTTGAAACATGCAAGTGTACTGGTCAGTGATAAGAGCCAAACTTTAGAGTGTATAGGAGTAGAGTGGGTACAATGAGTATAGTAACTTACATTGATCACATGGGTACGGACCTGTCAGTTGCTAACGCAGCACGAGTAAGTTTTGGAAAGACATCTGAGATGGATACCAGTGATGTGTGGGGTCCACCTGTGTTGAAGGACAAGGATGCTAAACTTATTAAGTACCTTGCTGATCATAATCACATCTCTCCCTTCGGACATTGCTTCGCATCCTTCCAAATCAAAGGGCCAGTGTTTGTAGCTAGGCAGCTAGTGAAGCATAAGTTCCTACGTTGGAATGAAATCTCTAGAAGATATGTCTCC